AAATATTCTTCCTGTTTTTATTATTACCGAACAGAAATGGAGTTTTGAACACGCAAGACTTATGGGTTTTGATTGTGACGAAGTAGTTGACCCCGAAACAGGAGAGTTAGATTGGGATGGATTCTTCATCTTCAATAACAACTTCTCTTACATTGAACAAATAACAGATTATATTAATAGTTTGTTGGACGCTCAAGAAAAAGGTGAATTGGAATATGATTTATTGTTCCTTTGGGATTCAGTGGGTTCGGTTCCTTGTAAGATGACTTACGAAGGTAAAGGTGGTAAACAACACAACGCTGCGGTTCTTGCCGACAAGATTGGAATGGGTATCAACCAACGTATTTCAGGTTCTCGTAAATCCGATTCAAAATATGAAAACACATTGGTTATTGTTAATCAACCTTGGGTTGAACTTCCTGACAATCCATTTGGACAACCAAAGATTAAGGCAAAAGGGGGTGAAGCGATTTGGTTAAACTCATCTTTGGTATTCTTATTTGGTAATCAAAAAGGTGCGGGAACAAACAAAATTTCTGCAACAAAAGACAAAAGAACTGTTAAATTTGCAATCCGTACAAAAGTTTCTGTTATGAAAAACCACATCAATGGTTTGGGATATGAGGATGGAAAAATCATCGTAACACCACACGGATTCTTGGCAGGAAAAGATGCGGCTGAAGAGAAAGTATCTATTGAACAATACAAGAAAGAAAACGCTGAGTATTGGAAAGAGATTATTGGTGCTGATGGAGATTTCAGCTTGTTTGAGGAAAAAGAAAGTGAAACAGTATAAACAATAAATTGTGAAGACACTCTTAGTAGATGGTGATAACCTATTTAAAATTGGATTCCACGGGGTTAGAGACCTCTTTGTAGAAGGAAACCATATTGGGGGTGTCTTCCACTTTGTTAATACATTACGTAAACAAATTGATGAACACAACTACGACAAAGTCTTGGTATTTTGGGACGGTGACGACAACGCATCCGTGCGTCGTCAGATATATCCTAATTACAAATTAAATAGACGACAAGGTATGAACGAGTATAAACTTGAATCATACCATAGCCAAAAATCACGAGTAAAAGAATACATTGAAGAATGTTTTATTCGTCAAATAAAAGTAGATATGAACGAGTCTGATGACTTAATTGCATACTACTGTAAAATAGCTACAGAAGAAAAGAAAACTATCTTATCAGCTGATAAAGATTTACTTCAGTTGGTTGATGAAAATACAACCATCTATTCTCCAATCGCAAAAGTACATTACACTCACGGTAAGAAAGTAAAAATTGGTACATATGAGATGCCAGCTTGTAACATTTTACCATATAAAATTGTTACAGGAGATAAGTCCGATAATATAAATGGGATATATTATTTCGGAGAGAAAACATTAATCAAATATTTTCCCGAGTTCCTTGACAAACCTGTTAATATTAATGATATTTTAACAAAGGCGAGAGAATTGCTGAAAGAAGACGAAAAGAACACGGCACTCAAAAACTTAATAAGTGGAAAAACAAAAGACGGAATTTACGGAGAAGAATTTTTTCAAATCAATGAAAAAATCGTGGACTTACAGAACCCACTCATTTCTGATGATGGTAAAGGAATTGTTGAACAATATTATGCCGACACTTTAGACCCCGAAGGTAGGGGTTACAAAAATCTAATACGTATGATGACTGACGATGGGTTCTTCAAGTACCTTGGAAAAAGTGACGATGAATTTTTAAGATTCATTCAACCATTTATGAAATTAACGAGAAAAGAAAAAAGAAAATTTAGAGAAGAAAAATAACACAATATAATAATAAAAAAATGAAAGAAACAGATGTAATTAAAATGGAATTCCTAATCACATTGAACGACAACATTGTTATTCAAAGGTATTTCAATGTTCGTGGGTATAACCCAATGGCTAAAAACTCATTGGATATGTCCTACTACTTAAAAGATTTCGTATCCACCTTTGAATACGAACAAAAAATGCGTTCAGTAGTCTATCTTTTGGAAAACCAAGAACAAATTTTTGAGGACGCAAATGTACTTGATACTTCAAATACTAACGGTCCTGAAATTTTTAATTTCTATATTAAACTTGGTGAACAGACAATTTGTCATAGAATATTAAATGCCAAAATTTTACCACCTAAGATAAGATACACCGTAGACATACGCCAGCAAGTAAAAAGTGTATTAAGGGACTTAACTGACATTTTTTCAGGTGAAAGTTTTGTTACTACTTACATGGATTATAGCTTAGTATAATAGTATTTATCACTACCAGTAAAAACAATAAATTATGTCAAACAAGAATTTTGAATATCTAGGTAATACCTTCCAACTCCAACTACTAAATCAAATAATTTTAGACAAAGATTTCGCACATTCTATCATTGACGTAATTGAACCATCACATTTTGAGAACAGATACTTTAAAACATTACTCCAACTTATTAAGGAGTATTATATAAAGTATGATTGTACTCCTTCTTTTGAGACACTTTCACAAATGGTGAAGAGTGAATTCCCTCAAGAGTTAATGTTAAAAATTCTTAACGACACCATTAAACAAGTAAAAGATGCACCTACTGATGGAGCGTCTTTCGTACAAGAGAAATCTCTTAAGTTCTGTAAACAACAAGAGTTACAGAAGGCGATTACAAAATCACAAAAAATTCTTGACAATGGCGAATTTGAAAACTATGACAAACTTGAGGAATTGGTAAGAACCGCTCTACAAGTGGGGGAGAACAATAACAAAATTGAAGACGTGTTTACAAACTTGGAGGACGTGTTAAATGAAGATTTCCGTCACCCAATTCCTATGGGAATTACAGGAATTGATAAACTACTTAAGGGTGGTTTAGCAAAAGGAGAACTCGGTGTAATCTTAGCACCAACTGGGGTAGGTAAAACTACGGTTCTTTCCAAAATTGCTAATTCCGCATTTAACAACGGATACGATGTATTACAATTGTTTTTTGAGGACAACCCAAAAGTAATTCAAAGAAAACACTTCACTATGTGGACAGGTATCGCTCCTGATTTATTACCACTACATAGAGAAGAGGTTTTAGAAAAAGCACGTGTGGTAAGAGAAGAAATGACTAATAAGTTGTTTCTTAAAAAATTACCTTCAGACCAACACACTATGACCCAAATCAAAAACATGATTCGTAAGATGATTGCTGATGGTCACAATATTGACATGATAGTCTTGGACTATATTGACTGTATTGTACCAGATAAAAACATGGGTGATGAGTGGAAAAGTGAAGGTTCAGTTATGAGAGGATTTGAGGCATTATGTCACGAATTGTCTGTTGTGGGTTGGACCGCAACACAGGGTAACAGAAGCTCTATATCTTCTGAGGTTGTTACCACCGACCAAATGGGTGGTTCTATTAAAAAGGCACAAGTTGGACACGTTATCATTTCCGTGGCTAAAACTTTACAACAAAAAGAAATGAACTTAGCAACCATCGCTATTACCAAATCACGTTTGGGCAAAGACGGGGTCATATTTGAGAACTGTAAGTTTGATAATGAACTTCTTGAAATTGATACTGAAAGTTCAGTAACATTCTTAGGATTTGAAGAAAAGAAAGAAGAACAAAAACGAGACCGAATTAAAGAATTGATGGAAAAAAGAAAACAAAAGGAGCAAGAAACTAACTTGAATTAACAAACAAAAACAATTATAATTAACAAAATGGACGCATCACAAAAGATATTGTCAGACCTAACTGTCTACATGAAGTACGCAAAATTCATCCCCGAGTTAGAAAGAAGAGAAACTTGGGAAGAACTTGTAACAAGAAACATGAACATGCATATTAAGAAATACCCACAAATCGCAGGTGAGATTGTGGACGTATATCAATATGTGTATAATAAAAAAGTATTACCTTCAATGAGGTCAATGCAATTTGGTGGTAAACCAATTGAGATTTCTCCAAACAGAATCTACAACTGTGCTTACTTACCTATTGACCACTTGGACGCTTTTTCAGAATCAATGTTCTTATTATTGGGTGGAACTGGAGTAGGATACTCAGTTCAAAAACACCACGTAGAAAAACTTCCTGAAATTAGAAAACCTAACCCGAATAGAACAAGAAGATTCTTGGTTGGGGATTCTATTGAAGGTTGGGCTGACGCAATTAAAGTATTAATGAAGTCTTACTTTGGTGAACACTTATCAACACCTGAGTTTGATTTCTCAGACGTTAGACCAAAAGGAGCTAGACTAATCACTTCAGGAGGAAAAGCACCAGGTCCACAACCACTAAAAGATTGCATTCACCAACTAATGAAAATATTAGACGCAAAAAAAGATGGTGAAAAGTTAACACCGATTGAGAGTCATGATATGGTTTGTCATATTGCTGACGCAGTTCTTAGCGGAGGAATCCGAAGAGCAGCACTCATATCTCTTTTTTCTGCGGATGACAACGAAATGATTGCAGCTAAATCAGGAACGTGGTGGGAATCAAATCCACAAAGAGGAAGAGCAAACAATTCCGCGGCTTTGGTTAGACACAAAATTACAAAAGAATTCTTTATGGATTTATGGAAACGTGTTGAAGCATCGGGAGCTGGTGAACCTGGTATTTATTTCACAAACGATAAAGATTGGGGAACCAATCCATGTTGTGAAATTGCTTTGAGACCAAACCAATTCTGTAACTTATGTGAGGTAAATGTTTCTGACATTGAATCACAAGAAGATTTGAATAACCGTGTTAAAGCAGCGGCTTTCATTGGAACACTTCAAGCTGGTTATACTGATTTCCATTACTTAAGAGATGTATGGAAACGTACAACTGAAAAGGAAGCGTTGATTGGTGTATCTATGACAGGTATTGGTTCTGGTGTTGTATTGGGTTATAACATGAAAGAAGCTGCTAAACTTGTTAAAGAAGAAAACGCAAGAGTTGCTGAGTTGATTGGTGTTAACAAGTCGGCTCGTACAACTACCGTAAAACCTGCAGGGACAACATCTCTGACATTGGGAACATCTTCAGGTATCCACGCATGGCATAACGATTACTACGTTCGTAGAGTCCGTGTTGGTAAGAATGAGGCAATCTACCAATACTTGGCAATGTATCACCCTGAATTGGTTGAAGATGAATTCTTCCGTCCACATGACACGGCTGTTATTTCTGTTCCACAAAAAGCACCAATTGGAGCAATTTTAAGAACAGAATCTCCATTCCAATTGTTGGACCGTGTTAAGAAAATCACACAAGAGTGGG